GTTAAGTACATCTATACCTTGAGCTGCAGCGAGACGTTTAACGTACTCACCGGGGTCAAGATACTTAGCCATGACTTCTGGTCCCATTGTTTGTGCCAGAGTTTGTGCGAACTGAACAAGAGACTGTTGGTCTTGTCCTCTACCTAAAGCATTAACACCAGCTACTATCTGTGGTCGTACCACATCTTTAGGGATCTTCGGTAGTTGACCCGTGCGTTGTAGCATATGTAATGTTCTGTTGAGGTATGGTATTAGGAACTCAACCGTGAGCAAACTGAATAGTCCACCTAGCTGTTGTTCTAATTCCATTTGCGTGAGGCGTACCTCTTCCGCAGTTGTTCTTTCGCTTTGCCTAACTGATAGTACGAGAAAGGCTTCACCTATTCTACGTTCTAAAGTTTGCATCTGCTCTGCTGCCGTTCTAAAATCAGCTGTTTTGCCTACCTGTATAACGCCAACGTCATCAGGTCTACCCTGAACGATCGCTCCGTTACCAGCATCGGCTATAGTCTTTGGTTTGGTTGTCGAGGATGGTGATACAAGGAAGACTACTTTAGCTGCTGCTGCAGAGCCTTCTACGATAGCCTGAGACAATCCTTCGAGCGATCTGATGTCGCCGAGGAACTCTTCAACCCTGCCACGACCGTAATCTTCTCCGTCCACCACGTTAAACCTCAGGCAGAGCCAGGGATTTGCGGTTTTTGGAGCAGTACTACGACTGTTTGGGAGTATCTTATCGAATGCTTCTTGATGCCATACCCATCGACCATTGTCGAGTCGGACGTAAGTGTACACTTCTACGTCTTGATCATCGGATCCTGTCTTGTGGCCATCGTCTCCGGGAGAGTTTGGCATAGCTACTTGGAGATCCATACCAAGCATCTTACGACTAATTAGTTCCTTTGTGACAATCTCTACGACGTTCCCGTTACCATCTCTGTTTACTACAAAGCGGTTGAGGGGATAGTTCTTGAGACCATCTTTGCCCATAAATATTAATGCGTTACCAGACACAATTAAATGTTTTAATGCCTGATGGACTACAACTCTATCGCTAGAGGCATTAACATAATCCATGACCATCCTTTCCATCTTGGCAAAGGATAAATCTAATTCACTTTTTACTTCACGTGGAAACTCTTCACCAAGTTTATCATCTCTAACTTGTAGCTTGAAGAAACTTGTTTGTGGAGGTATCAATGCAAGCATAAGTTTTGCTGCCAAATTGACAACCGACTTGCTACCCACTGATTGCCACGGTGTAAATAATTTTTGATGAGTGGGACGTGAAGTCAGATCATCTTGTATTAAATAAGGCAACGTTAATCTTGAACATTCAACTGCGGTATCAAGGAACTGTCTTCTACCTACGGTCAGTTGATTGTATCTATCACGTGCTTTCATTATAAGTTAATTCCTGTATTAGGTGCGTCAACTTTCAACTCAGATTTTTTTTTGAGAGTTGGTAAATTTTGTCCTGCTTTTGGTCTAGGATCATATTCATTACGATTCCCTTCCATTTGATCTCGATCATTTGCATTTGCAATCGGTTGATTGTTCACCATATCATTTGGTGATGCTGGTCCCGGCTGTGGAGCTGGAGCCTGTTTCATTGGTGGTGGGGTATATCCACCGCCTCCTCCTAAACACATAACTATCTCCTATGGGGTATTGACACCGCCACTTGGTGTGTCAGGTAATGATGCTGGATTAATAGCTCCAAAGGTTTTAACACCTTCTTTAACTTTCTTAATCTCGAGAGCTTTCTTTTTCTTAGTGGAGAGTTTCTCTTCTCCTTCTTCTTCCTTTATTGTTTCAGGACTTACCATTTCTGGTGGGGGTGCAGCTGCTTGCATCGTTGGAGCAGGTGCTTGTCTTTGTGGTTGTGGCATTGGTTTTCTACCGCCGCCAAATAATCCGCCTACGCACATTATTCTTCTTCCTTTATTAGTTGTTTTATATATTCTACCACACTAGCTTGACCAGCACGGTACATGATGGAGGCTAATTCCTCCTTGGGGTGGACGGGTTGCCATTGGAAATTATCTTCCACTTTCTTTAGCAACTCCTCCACTCGTTCGTTGTGTAACTTAAGAGTATTGAGGGAGATTGACATTAGAATGTTCAAAGAACGCTGGCATCCTGCCGGCTTGTGTCTCAGAAAGCTGTGGAGCTTTACCTTCATACATAAGTCGGTCGCTGGAATCCAGCCAAAATTTTTTGTCCAGATATCTATCGGGACTGTTGCCTAAGGGTTGAAATATCCAGTTAATAGTTGCTTTCCGAAGCTTGTCCAAAGAATTACTAGGAACAAGACCCAGCTCAGTACATACAAGACTATTTGTCGCAACGTGGATCTGTTCATCTCTGGATATATCAGCTGATACTGTTCTGAGAGCAGCGTCACCAGTAAAGCGAAAGAAAGGAAGTAGAACAAAGAATATAGCTCGTTCTGCAACCAAGGCTTTTGTGATAGTATGGTCTGGGTGTTCAATCCAAGCATCTCTTAACCTCATAGCTTCGTTTTCTGATTTAGCATCTACACCATGTGCATCAACTATATATTGTAGAGCTTGATCGTGACGTATCTCGTCTACAACATTATCTATTAGTAATGTTCTAGCGTTTTCGGGAACGTTCTTTTCAAGACCTTCTTTAATGAACTCACCGACAGGTAACTCCATATGACGTATTGCGAGGCAACGTCTGATGGCTTCTTCGGCTCCGTTCTTAAAGACACCAGCCTTTGGCTTGACTGGCGTCCATTTTCTTTTCCTACTAAGGAGTTTATCATAAGGGTTCGTTTTCATTATTCTTGGCAATCGCAGTTGATAGGATCATTTAAAATGTCTTTCAAGTAATCATCAACTTCGTCTTGATCAAGAGCAGCGTAAGCGTCTGTCTTATCTTGCGTGTTTCCCATTACCTGTAAAGAGTAGTAAAGGGAGGTTTGAGGTGAATTTAACCACTCTTCAACGAACGCATTGTCGTAGGTTACAACATCACTCCAAGAGTTGAAGCTGTATCCATGAAGAAGTCCCGTAGCATCGAGTAATTTTACAATACCATCGGTGACACGTTTGTAAACGTCCCATCCGACATCTGAAGCGATCTCGACATCGCCGTAAGAAACTCTTTCCACACCAAAGGTGCCAGAGTCACGGTCTACACTCCTCGCTATTGGAGGTGCAATTTCTGGAGTACATGTAAATCCTTTTACATCTCTACTCTTATAAGAACAAGAAGCTGTTGGAGCTATAGCGAAAGCTCGTGCCATATTATTGTGACGAGCTATGTGTGCAGCTCCACCTATGGCTAGTTCTAATTGTTCAACAATATGGAATGCAACTTGGCTGCATTGTTTTCCTTCTAACGCATTGGCAAAATCTGCATACGTTACATCATTATTGTTTAAGAAGTTGGCGAGTCCAAGAACTCCCAGTCCAACTTGTCTGTCTGTTTTGCTGGGGAGGTACTCTCCACTAGCTTCAATATTTGTTCTCCCATGGAGATCGCACAAGCTCGACATACCTGAAGCGAAAGCTTTTTGCAAGTCTTTGATTTCACAGGCACCGAGATTGACGTGTTGCAAGAGGCAAGTTCCTCGTGAGGGCAAATATACCTCCAAGCAAACGTTGCCTCTGATTCGGTTGTTGTTTTTGTCATGTTTTATTTTGTTGAGCCAAATGTCTCCTCTTGCAATGCCTCCAAGTATAGCTTCCTTTGTTCGAGCTTCGGTATTAAACCATCTTTCTCTATCGACGTTAACACATCGCTTAATCCATTGGAGTTCTTCTCTGGGCGTTTGCACGAACTCAAGAATATCGGCATGATCAATGTCAAGGTGAGCAACAACGGCACCGTTTTTAAAGTGACCACCCCTTCGTAATGTTTCATTTAAACTAGAATAAATTTTTGCAAATGATACTGGTCCACTGGCTACTAAACCTCTACCATTCTCGTGACCTCTAGGTCTGATCTTTGATAAGTGGACTGCTACTCCTGCTCCGTATCGGAGAGCATGAGAGACGAACCTCCAGCTGGCTTCTATACCGTCTGGACCTTCCATTGTGTCCTCGACGACGAATACAGTACATGAAACTGGTAGGCGTGATTCTGGGTTATCCAGCCAAGACTGGACCCGACCAGTACGGGAGATTAGTTCTGTTGTCATATTAAAATACCGAACATAGCATGTGGCTCTTTTGGCCAGCTTTCTACTACATTCATTAGAGAATTACTTAAGATAAAATTTTGTTTTTGTAGTGCTAAGAAGACAGTAATAATATCTTCTTTTCTTACACTATCCTTGCTTAGTTTGTCGGCTATCAGCCTCATCTTTAGATCTTGCTCCGTCGTCAACTTTGTAATCGGAGGAGGGGGACCATAGTTTAGGTTCTTTTCTTTGGAAGTCATAATCGTCAGCGGTTAGTATTCGTGCCAGTCTAGCATTAGTCAGGGCGTCTTCTTCTGTCATACCTTTTTCTTCAAAGGTCTCCACTACGGCTTTCCAAGTGTACCCCTTTTCTGCAAAAATTTTTTCGGCTCTTTTTATGCCGATTGTTGGCACTCCAGCATATCCGTCCGTGTTATCACCTGCCATAGTTTGAAGTAAGTGCCATTTTGCACCTTCTTCTGCAGTTATTGTGAACACATCGTCAAAATTGTACAGCTGACCCGGGATCTGTTTCATGTCCTTGTCTGGACTAACAATTATGTTTCCGGGAAATTTTGTGGCGTAAATACCAAGTGCATCATCTCCTTCTAACAAAGGTTTCTTGATGACCTTATACTCTTTTCCAAGAGCATTGATTATACGTTTGTATCCGCAAGGTTTCTTACGATTACGATGTCCTTTATAAGATGGAAAGATTTGTTTCCTGAAGTTTACACTATCTGAGAAGAACAATATCGTAGTTGAGAAATCACCTAGTTTCTGTTCGATCCTAGTTATTTCACGCTTTGCGGCGTTGTATGCATCAGTAAAATTACTTGTAACGAGTATAACATCATTACCAAAGTCTACTTCACTTTCTGCTGCGGCACATGACTTATATACAATATAGTCTGCGTCAATTAAAATTTTCATACATTAGTGGGTATCCGCCCAAGTCAGTCCATC